ATGAAAATATTATATTTAGAGATATATTTCCAGATGTAAAACTATCTCAAAATAATAGAAGTGTGCAAAGATGGGCTTTAGAAGGTCAACATTTTAACTTTTTGGCTGCTGGTATTGGAGGAAGTGTAACTTCTGAGGGTGGTAGTATAATAATTGTTGATGACCCCATTAAAAATGCCAGTGAAGCGTTTAATGAGCTTGAATTAGAGAGAAAATGGGAATGGTACACAGGAACTCTATTAAGTAGGGTATCTGCTGAAACTTCTGACCCTATTGAAATAATAATTATGACTCGTTGGAGTAAAAATGACATTTGTGGTAGACTTTTAGCTCAAGACGACCATAATGAGTGGTATGTGATACAAATGGAAGCATATCATAAGGATAATTATAAGAAAAATAAAGAATATTTGGATAGCAAAACGTGGAATTCTCTTACTGAAAATGATAGAAAAATGCTATCTCCACGTACTTTTAAATATGAGAGATACAAAAATTTACGTAACTTGCAACCAGAAATGATATTTTTAGCTAATTACCACCAGAAAACTGTTGATGAAAAGAACAATTTATATGGAAAATTTAAAACTTATGACATTTCAGAAGCAGAAGGCTTAACTTTTGACAATATTTACGCTATGGTTGACTTAGCTGATAAGGGTGAAGATTTTTTAGTATCTATTATATATGGCGTTAAGGTAGTTAATGGAAATATGTTTCATTATGTACTTGATGTGTATATGACTGATGACGGTTATAGCGTAACTATGGAAGAAGTTGCTAAGCGTTTAGCTAAATTCAAAGTTATGCGTTGTAAAATAGAAAATAACTATGGTGGAGATGCTTTCTTATTAGGTGTGCAAGAAAAGGTTGAATTTTTTGGTAACCCTTTTATAGAATTTATATCAGAAAGAGAAAACGGTAATAAAGAACAAAAAATAAGACAATATGCCCATATAGTTAATGATAGAATTGTTATGCCAAGTGATTGGAAAATGAGATTTCCTGAATTTTTTAATCACGTAACTGGTTATCAAAGAATAGGTAAGAATTCTCATGATGACCCTGAAGATGTATTAAGTAATATGGCTAAAGAGATAGCAGAAAGTTATGGTGGGTTTGATGAGTGGGTTAGATTGTTATAGGAGGTGTAAGAATTGGGAATATTTAATTTTGTAACTAAATTATTTAGTGGAAAAGTACCTTCTTATAGTCCTGAATATGAGTATTTTAAGAAAATGTACCCTAATTGGGATAGTAAAAATAGACAAGAAACAATGGAAAAAATAGGTATTGTATACAGATGTGTTAAAGCTATTTCTGATGATATATCGTCTATAGATTGGAAAGTTTATAGATACGTGAAAAATGAATACAATAGGCTAGAAAAAGAGCCTGTGGATACTAAGTTATTAAATACTTTTTTAAGTAAACCTCACCCCGATTTAACAATGCAGGAGTTAATTTGGAATGTAGTTGCTAATATGAATTTGGTTGGCGAGGGAATATTAGTAAAAAAGAAAACAAGAAGAAAAATAAATGGTGAAAGTGTTCTATTTGCATTAGAGCCACTAAATCCTGTGAATTGGAGTTTAGAGCTAGACCCTAATACAAATAGACCTAAACAATGGGTACATATTAGAAATAAAGAAAGGGTTGTGCGATATTCGGATACACTACATTTTAAATTTAGTAATCCTAAGAATATTTATAGAGGGTTAGCTCCAATGAGTGCTGCACAATTAGCCTCTCAAAACGCTTTATATGCAGCAGAATTCAATAGAAACTTCTATTTTAACTCTGCAAATCCGTCAGGAGCATTTATTTTACCTGATGGTGTGGCATTAAACCAAGAGCAATTCAAAAGACTACAGAATCAAATAAATAAAGCTTATACAGGAATGAAAAACACAGGTAGACCATTAGTTTTAGAAAAAGGTATGAAATTTGAAAAAATTCAAATAACTCACCAAGAATTAGAATATGCTGCTAATAGAATAGAAGATAATAAAGAGGTTGGATTAGTATTTGGTGTGCCAGAAGCTAAATTATACGGTACAAGTGCGACATATGCAAGTTCTATTCAAGCAGAAAAAGACTACACAAAGAATACACTATTACCGATAGCAAAAATAATAAAAAGTGTTTTAAACAGAGGTTTATTGAATGAGTTTGTAGAAGATAGAGATTTATTTATAGATTTTGAAAATTTTGTACCAGAAGATATGCAATTTCAAGTATCTAAAGACGTTAGATTAGTGAAATCTGGAATAATAACTCCTAATGAAGCAAGGGTTAATCAAGGATACCCAAGAAGTAAAGATCCTAAGGCTGACGAGTTATATCTAACTTATTTAGAAACAGATTTTGATAACAATCAAGAGCCGGACGATAAAAATACGACACAAATGTGATATAATATAAATGTAGGAGGTGAATACATATGGATAATAATTCAATAATTTTTAAAGATATTGGAATTGTAAAAGAATTTTTAGAAGATTCCGATGAATATATTATTGAGGGTATTGCTTCAACTGAAGATGTTGATAGATATGGTGATATTGTGAAATTAGATGGTTTAGACGTTAAATCATTTATGAAGAATCCATTATTGTTAAAAGGTCATGATGCGTGGGGTACTAACCCTATAGGCAGAGTAACAGAATTAAAAGTTGTAGATAACTTAGACGGAAAACAACTTTATTTTAAAGCAATTATGGATAATGAAGATGAAACAGCAATGGAGCTATATAGAAAAATGAAAAAGGGTATAGGTGGTGCAGTTTCTATTGGATTTATACCTAAAGAATATAAAGATAGTAAAGAGGGATATATAATTACTAAATCTGAGCTATTAGAAATATCTCTTGTAACTATACCTGCAAATCAAAACTCTGTGGTTACATCTGTAAAATCATACATTAATAAAAATAAAGACTATGAAGATTTATCTTTATTAATAAAAAAACAATTAGATGAAAATAATGAGAAAATTTGTGGTATAATAAAAGAGGAAGTAAAAAAATTAGAAGAACAATTAGAAAAAGGTATTTTAGACTCTAAAGAATTAATAAATAATTTTGTTAATGATATTAAAAATTATACAGACAAGCAAGAATCAAAAAATGCTGAAAGCGATAAAGAAGAAGGACTTCATATTCAAGTAGGCGAAAAAATATATAAATTTAGGCAGGAGGTTGATTAATATGGGAAAAGATAATCAAGAAATGAATGGGCAAGTATTAAAAATTGAAGAATTATCTGATGAAGTATTAAAACAATTAGAATCACAAGGTATTGATGTGAAAAAATTAAAAGAAATGGGCGAAATTGATTTTGAAAACATAATTACACAAAAACAGTTTAAAGAATCAATGGAAGAAGCTAAAAAAGAAATGTTGTTAGAATTTTATCAAGAACACTCTAAGGGTGAAGATCAAGAATCTGCTGAAGATGTTCAAGCTCAATTTAAAACATTGAAAAAAGCATTTGACGCTGTTTCTATGAATGATATGACAATGACTAGAGAACTAAGTTTAAATTCAACTTCTGATGGAACTGTAATTCCAGAAGAATTCACAAACACAGTGCTTGAAAGAGCAGACCAATATGGATTGATGAGAAGATACGCTACTGGTATAACAATGTCATCTAATAAATTAGATATGCACAAAATTACTGGTGAGCCGGGTGTTGTTTGGGTTGGCGAAAATGGCACAATTAAGAAAGGTAAACCATCATTCGGTAGAATTGCACTTATTCCTGCTAAATTAGCTTTAATTATACCATGGAGTACAGAATTTGAAGAAGATGAAGCTATTTCTATATTCCCTATAATTCAAAGAATTTTAGCAAGACAAGTTGCTAAAGCTGAAGATGACATGATGTTAATGGGTGACGGAACAGTATTCACTGGCTTATTTAATCACCCTGATGTCAATATTCAATCATTACCAATAGGAAAAACAGCTTTTGGTGATATAACTGCTGATGATTTATTAACTATGACAGATAATATTTTAGATAACGAAGAAGCAAGTTCAATGTATGTACTACACAGAACTATCTATAATAGAGTTAAATTATTAAAAGACGGTAATAGTGCATATGTATTCCCTACTACTTCTGATAGAATTTGGCAATATAATAAAGCAACATCTTCATTACTTCCAAGCTATAGTGAATCTGCTGCTGATAAGAAATTTGTATTATTCGGCGATTTAAGTAACGTTTACTATGGTGAAAGAAGACAATTAACAATGTCTATGGCAGACCAAGCGTCATTAAAATTTGAAGATGGCTCAGAAACTAACTTGTTTGAACAAGACATGAGAGCATTAAAAATAACTGAAAGAATTGCTATATCTGTGGCAGTTCCAGAACAGTTTACAATATTAAAGACTGCTGCTTCTTAATGAAGCAGTAAGTCCTTTTAGGAGTTGATATTATGAAAAAATTAATTATATTAATGGCAGTTTTAATGGTTACTTTGTTCACTTTTAGTGCAGTGATTCCTGCTGATGTATTTGATACAGATATAATTACAGCAAACTCTCAAATTTCAACAACAGACACAGCTACCCCGATAAATTTAAAGGGATATCAATATGGGTTAATGTCTTTAGTTATTACTGATGTTTTAACTGATACAACAATAGGAGCTTCTGTGGTTGTTAATGATGTAGTCATAGAAGAATACATTCTTGAAGTTACTACAGACTATAATTTTCTTTTTAATGTAGTAAAAGACTTTGATTATCCTATTTTTGAATTAGTTATAACACCAGATAGTACAATAAATTATTCATTATTAGCCCATAAATATAACTTCATGTAAGGAGGGTTATTTAATGGCGAAATACAAAATAAAGCAAAATATAAATGGATATAAAAAAGGTAATGTTTATAATTTATCTGCTGATGAAGTTAAGGCGTTTGGGGATAATTACATAGAAAAGGTAGAAACTAAAAGTACGTCTAAAAGCAATAGCAAAGATACTTCAAAAGATATTAAATCAAATAAAAAATAAATTTTAGGAGGTGGTATTTATGTTAGTTACTTTAGATAATTTAAAAGAATTTTTAGAAATTAATACCACCTCTTTTGATACTAAATTAAATCATATTTTAAATGGTATTGATAAGAGGGTTAAACAATATTGTGGAAAAAACTTTGAACAAGACACTTACACAGATGAAATTGTTAAATTTAGCTTTGGTAATGGTTTTGTGAATAACACTCCTGTGGAGTCTGTATCTAAAGTTACTGACTTAGATGGTAATAGCGTATATTTTAATCTCATTGATAACGAAACAGGTGAAATAGAATTATATTTCTTAACTAACAATAGGTTTAAAGTTAGCTATACTGGTGGTTTATTAGCAGAAGATATACCAGAAGATTTAAAATTAGCAGTTTTAAAATGGTGTGAATATGAGTATAATAATCAAACAGGAATACAAAGTTTTTCTTTAGATTCTGTATCAACAAAAGCAGAATTAACAAAAAGTGGAATTCCTACAACTGTTGAGAGAATATTAGATGGCTATAGAAATATAAGGTTGTGATTGTATGAGAAATATAAAAACTCTTATAAATAATATACTTACTAATTATAATATATTATTTTCTATAGTTGAGATATCTAAAAATGAATATACAGGTGTAGAAGAAACAACAACGGTAATAGAAGAAGATATTAGAGCTATTCGTTATAGTGTAGACCATGAAAAATTAAATAGTGGCTTATCTAATATTCATTTAGATACATTAGTTTTATTAATTAAAGAAAATGATAATATAGATAAAGATTCAATACTAAGAATTCACGGTGAAAATTATAGGATAGATAATATAGAATATAAAAAACAATTTCAAGGCGTGATTTTATATGTCAACAGAATTTAAAGATAGTTTTATACAAGGAAATTCATTAAAGATTAATAAAAAGTTAGATATATTAACTAAAAATATTGATCCAATACTAAAAGCTATTCTAGAGAAAACAAGCTATGCAGTATACGCAGATTTAAAAAAAGCAACACCTGTTGGTGATAATAGCTTTGATTATTTTGAACAAGGTGAATTAAAAGAGTCATGGTACGTTACACAAATTAGTGACGATACATTTGAAATAGGTAATCCTAAAGAATATATTCTATATGTGGAATTTGGGCTAAATAAACTTAGTTCTAACCCTATAAAAAGAATGAATAGTTTAGCTTTTCTTTATGCAGTTGGAGTCTTTGATAGTAAAACTGATGAATATAAATATACAGCTAATAGTAGGGTTAAAAAAACAGGGTTTATAAGGTTAGTATTAAAAAAATGGGATATGATAATAAAAAAACAGATTATAAAAATGGTTGGGGAGCAATTAAAAGAATTTTATAAATCATTATAAGGTGTGATAATATGGACTTAGACTTTGATTTTTCTATTCATAAATTTTTAAATGAGCTTGATTTTGATACAGTTATTTATAGTGATTTAAATATAGTTATTAATAAATTAAATAGCTCAATTACAAAAACAAATGAAATACATGTGGATACTAATATAGGTGAGTTAGAAAATCCTACAAAAACAGTGAGTTATAAATTTATTAATATAAACATTTTTTCAAAAAATCCTGTTTTCACTTTATTAATGATTAGAAATATGAAGCAACAAATTAAACATGATTTTAATTATAAAATACCTTTATATGATTTTTCTGATGTGAATAACCCAGTTTTAACTGGTAATCATATAAGAGTTAGAAATATAGAAATTTCACAAAGTAACTTAAAGATTGATGACTACAATACAAGAAACATGTTGATAGAATATGAGGAAGTTAATAGATAAGGAGGTTTTAATATGTATGGAAATTCTTTTTCTCACAATGAAGATATACAAATACAATTTTATGACGGAACTGCTACTTCACCATTTACTCTAAAATTAGAGGGTACAAATTCTGGTGCAGAATTACCAACTGGATTGAAAGGTCAAGTACAGAGAAGAATTGTGCATAAAGGAAACTCATTCCATAATTATAAAAAAGATTTAGACGAAGTACCAGAAGAAATTATGGAATTTACAGCTACAGTTTTCACTGAAGATTTTATGGGAACTGGTGCAGACGCAAGACACGTTGTTGAAGCATGGTTTAAAAAAGAACAAATGACAGGAGATACAGAGCCAGTTTATCATGTATGGGATCCTTCAGCAGAAACAGGAATAGGTGCATGGGTACCTACTGTGTCAACAAATAACGCAACAAATCAAGCTACAATACTTAGAAGTGATGAATTTACATATGGGCTTAAAGTTTTAGCAGATGCAACAGTTGAAGATGCTGCAACTGGTTATGACTATCCATTTGTTGAAGTTGTAGATTTTAGATGGTTAGATAATGACGATTTAGAATTTAGAGTTCAAGTTAGATTATTAAGCACAGAAGAAGAAGTTTCTGTTATTCAAGCATTATCATAAAACAATTTATTAATAAAGTGAGGTTGATATACTTTTGTGTGTATCAACCTTTTATAATATAGAGGTGATTTACAAATGAGAACTAGACTATTTGATAAATACTCAATGAAACTATTTATAGAATTATTAGAAAAACAGGATATAGAAGTACAAAATAATGACGTAATAGATAGAACTAATTTAGGATTAGATAAGTTAAAGCTAAGTGAAATACAAGCAAATGAAATATACTCTGATATAATAGCTAATACAGATGTATATAATATAATAGAGGGTAAAGGCTTTATAATTATAGATTCACAAATGGACTTAAAAACAGACTTTACAGTAGACGAATACGATGGTTATGGCGACGTTGGGTATATTTGGAATTTATATACAGAAGGAGCTGGCGATGGTTATGAATGGGATACTACAAACCCATCTACAGCGTTAACAATATTAACTACAGATACAGTTCAAGACCCGTCAACAGCATTAACAATAATTGATGGAGGATTTATTGAAAGTTCTTATGTATGGGATGATAATAACCCAAGTTCAGCATTGGAGGTGCAATAATGTTAGATTGGAGTAAATGGAAATTTATAGCGGTAGATAAAATAACAGGTCAGAAACAA